TGACAACATTTTTTTGCAAACTAAAAGGGGCTGCTACACGTTGTTGATACGTGCAACAGCCCCATTCTGCAATCAGAATCGAACCACTATGAAACTCTTATGCTGCAGCCGTCTGCGCCTGCACCGTCTGCAGAATCTGCTTGCCGACGTAGAGGCCAATCTGCACAGCGAACGGGATCACAATCGCATCGCGAATCTTCGTCCAGCCTGTCTCATTCGTTGCCTGTTCCTTCACTTTCGCCGTGAACTGCGCCGCGTACTCTTCAATGACTGGCACGCCCGCCTCCACAAAGTTTTCCATAAACTGTTGCTTCGTCTCCTCCGCAACATTGAGCGCCCCCTGCTTCATCGCGTCGAGCGCGCCGTCTCTGATATCCGTCCACTTACTCATAATCAGTCATCCTTTCTAATACATAGAGCACATCAAAGCATCTTTCCGTTTATAAAATCCCTTGATTTTATAACGATTGCGCATCAAAATTTATAAAATTCCTTGATTTTATAACGTTTTGATGCACATCAAAGCGTCTGTTCGTAGTCTGTCACGCCGCGCGCGATTGCCCGCGCAAACTCATCCGTCTTACCCGTCAAAAGTGCAGCGTCATCGTCGTTATCGATGAACGCCATCTCGACAAGCACGGCAGGCATATCAGTGTACTTGAGCACGAGCAGCTTCGGCATGTACTTTACGCCACGATCTACGGTGCCGAGACTGTCGACGATCTGCGACTGGATGCACCGCGCGAGCTGCTCGCCCGCGCCGCTGCCGTAGCACTCAACCTCCGTCCCCTGCGCCTCCGTATTTGCGGCATTACAATGGATGGAAACAAAGATGTCAGCGCCCCACTCATTAGCCGTCTCCGTGACTGTCGGTCCCCGCCGATCTGTATACTCGCTACGCCCCGCCGGTGTCGGCGCGAGATTGTCACTCTGCATGATCTGACACTCGCATCCGGCGGCCTCGAGGTAGTCCACGACGAGCGCTCCAACCTCTGCGGCCACATCGCACTCGCGCAAGCCGCTGTTCGGATTGACGGCGCCGCTGTCGTATGTCGTGTCATGTCCAGGGTTGATAAAAACCTTCATTTCACATCATCCTTTCTCTGATACGGATCCATTTCGAGCACGGATTTCTCCATCCGCGCTACTTCCTCGTCGTAAAAATGATACTGCTTTGCCAGTGACGCGAACTCCTGGAACGCCTCCGCAAAGAGTACAAACTGGAGCGCCGGGATGCGGTTATCCACGATACCCACCGCCCTTCTCCGTCTTTTCCTCGGCAAGCTGCGCGAGAGTCGCCCGCAATTTTGAAGGAATGGGAACGCCTGCTTTTGCGGCGTTCTCTAGGATGCTCAGCCCTTCATTCCCCAAAAAGAACCAAGTTACAGCTGTACAGACGATCTGCTGTCCCGTCGCGCTGTCGACAAAATGTGCGAGGCTCACGAGCAGGAGGATGAGGATCTTTTTGCAGATTCCCCGGAATCCCGTCCGGCTGTCGAGCATCAACCGAGGATTGATATACGCGGCGAGCACACCCGTGAGGTAGTCGATGACCATCGCCCACACGAGCGCCTCAAGCGCCGCGTTCCATGCCCCGAAAAAGTATTCACTCGCCACGCCCGCCGCCCCCGTTATCGTGCCCCATGCCGCTTCTCTCCGCACCGGCAGCACCTGCCGACAAAACTCTAAAACCTCATTCATAACTTCTCCCTTTTCGTACCGCGTTGACCTTTCTCACCCGATATATTCGTCCCTATGTGCATCGCACCACGTTTTTACCTGATCGCGGTACGTTTCCGGTACGTCTGCAAGCGTTTTACGCCCCCAGAAGATGAGGCGGCCGTAAAGCCTAATGATGATGTCGCTATAGCTATTTGTCTGTCCATTCATTTTTTGGTTTCCTCCTTAGTTTCCGTCGCTGCTGCTGCCTGTAACTCCAAAACCATATTACTCAAATCTTCAATCTGAGCGGAAAGAGCCAAAAGAGCGTCGGCATTATCTGCCGCCGCCTTTTTAAGCCCTTTATCGCCTCGATTCTTCTTCTTCTTCCAAATCATAGTGAAAATACCTCCATTTAGTCAGCCCATCCTGCGGCAATACCGTAAACTTCGGGACTTTCGGCAATCCAATCATAGCTAATAATGATCGGCTCTTTTTCGGGAGCAATAACAGTCAGCCGCTTGCTATCGTAGTCATAATACCATTTGCCATTGCATACGATAGTTTCCTTGCGCGCATAATGCGGAAGTTGGATAATCTGACGTTTACCAGTACCTACGCCGATAGTTTCATTGGTAACTTTACCCTCTGGGCGAATCAGTTCGTACTTAATCGCAGTTACAGTATATTCGCCGTCATGAGCAGGGATAGTATAAGAGTATTCCGTGGTATATGCTCCGCTGTCGTTAATTTGGCTAACGCCCTTCTGCATTTCCGCGTAGCTGAACAATTCCCATCCATACTCGTAAGTAGCATTAATCGGAGCATCAACGTCAGCTACCAAGGTAATCTCAGATGTCTCGGTATTAAAGTCAAAATCATAAACTGCCTTACCGTCGACATAAACCATCAAACTATCTTGATTGATACCGCTATCGGTTACCTTGTAGGTTTTTCTTTCGCCGGTACCATAGCCGATTAACTTAAAATCTGCTTTTTTAGGCGTTCTCTGCAATCTTACATAAGCCTTCAAATCAGCATCGATCAGCTTCTTATGCTTGATGTAAGCATGGACGTAAGACAAATTATTAGTAAACTGTTCCGTCATGGTTACTAAATCAGTCGTTCCGTCTGCTTTTGCTACAACGTTTTTCGCGTAAGTAACGATAACGTCGTTAAGGGTAGCAGAATCAGAACCGTCAGTAACGCTAACCTGATAATCAGCTTTAATCTGCAGCTTGTGACATTTAACATTAATCACCGACAAAATATCAACATAGTCAGACCACGTTTCCGTCTGTTCTGTGCTTTTATCGGCAGTCTTATCAGCGGCAGTTTCATTGAAAGTCGCATAACGCGCTTTTAGCGTTACTTTGCCGTTACCCTTCGCATTACTGTCGACAGTTACCGACTTTACTAATACGTCATGCTTATTATGCAATACAAACTCCTGCGAGTAATCAGTTTTTGTGTATACATCGACGGTCGTATCAATTTCTGCTTTTACAGTCATTCCGAAAGTCGGCATTACTTCGGCTTTTTCACTAGCATAAAGAGCGATTGCAGGATAAACCAATTTCCCTGCCAATGATGGTACGTTGGTAAGTGCAGTTAATTCAGCAGTAGTATTACCTTCTGTAAGTACGCTGTCAGAAGTAATAGCCTGCGTGGATAACTCGGATAATGCCCCGTCAGCAGTTAGCTTATTCCACTTGTCATCGACTTTAAAAGCTACCCTACGATTAGTATTGGTCGGCTGAATACCTTCAAAGGTAAAGCCTTTGACCTTTGTTTTATCCAAGAGGTTGATGGGCGTTTTAGCAATTAGCAAGCCTTTTTTGTCGTATGTCGCAAGTTTCCACCATGTTATATTACATTGACCACGATCATTATTTCCAACTGCGACGCAAGTACCATCTGGCCTCAGACCAACTGTATGATAGAAACCACTGGCAACTGCGACAATATTTTTCCAGTCGCTTACATTACACTGACCATAAACATTATACCCTGTTGCGACTACTGTGCCATCTGATTTTAAGCCAACTGTGTGCGCGTCGATACTAGCAACTGCGATGATATTACTCCAACCGCTTACATTACATCGACCATTATTATTACTTCCAGTTGCCACAACAGTACCATCTGATTTCAAGCCAACTGTGTACCATTGACCACAAGCAACTGCAACAATGTCGCTCCAACTGCTTACATTACACTCACCATTATCATTATTTCCAACTGCAATAACAGTACCGTCTGATTTCAGACCAACTGTATGATAGGTACCGCAAGAAACTGCGACAATATTTTTCCAGTCGCTTACATTACACTGACCATAAACATTACTTCCAGCTATGACTACTGTGCCATCTGATTTCAAGCCAGCTATATTCCCACTACTACAATCAATCGCGACAATATTACTCCAACCACTTATATCCGGCGAGCCATTGTGAACGTCTCCGGTTAAAATAACAGTACCATCCGATTTTAAGCCAGCTGTGGAATATTGACTACAAGCAACTGCAACTATATTTTCCCAACTACTTACATTACGCTGACCATTTACAGTTTCTCCAACTGAAACAACCGTACCATCTGATCTCAAGCCAACTGTATGCTCGTAACCACCTGCAATAATAACTTTTTTTCGTTTGTTCAAAACCATGCTCGGCCTTTTTAACGGAAAAACACTCATTTATTTTTTGCACCCCTTTTAATTCAAAGTAGCTAAATTATTACCATCAAAAGTGACGCCATCAACATCGAAGTTATCAGCATTACCCAGTGATGTATCTAGCTTAACATTACTTGCGGCAGTACCACCTTTTCTGCTACCGCTCCACGTTCCACCTGTATACTTTTTGCTTAAAATATCCGTACTACCCATGCAGATACCGTTGTCAATATCGCAAGTGGTGAAATAGATATAAGTATCATCAAGTACATAGGTTTCATTTAAGACGCTTGTCAGGATAATGCGATAAACGCCGCCATTTTTGATAGTTGACTTAATCTGCCTATACTCACTATGCAAGCCGTCAGACACCCAAACCCAATCGCCGATTCTGAGGTTATAAACTGATTCAACGTCTACGGAATCATCGCCGCTTACCGCCGATATAACTTTAATCTTAGTGCGGTTAGTATCGTCAATAGTGCCATCAAAGTTTTCAGCTAGAAGCATATTGCAGTCAGGCATCTTGTTTTCTGCTTCCATCTTTAGAGCTAAATTCGCATTTTCGCGCTCTAGCTGTCTTACTCTTGCTTGCAGCGTCGGCATATCCGACATATCGCCCAAAATCTGCGTCTTGAGATGATCCGCTGAAATGTAATTGATCTTGTTACCCGGCGCCGTGTAATCACAGTTGATATAAGCGGCCGTGTTTACTTCGTTACCAGCCCGCATAAAGTTCGGGTGAGGGGAGACCGCGCTTTCATGGTCGTTGAAATCGACGCGCGTCACGTATGCCACATCTCCATTAATATTGGCTGTCACGTTTTCCGCCTGATCGATAACCGTCACAACATCATAGAGAATATTCCAAACGTCGCTACCGCCTCCAGCCGGTACGTAATCGCTATCATTGCCCGTGTTTCTGACTGCGTAAAGGATTTCCGTCCCGTTATACGTCGTCTTTCCGCCGCTTTCCGTTTTCGTGAGCGTGTCGGGATCAATAATAAAGATACCGACTTCCCGAGCCATGAAACCTTTTTCGAGGTTCGTATTTTTCAGCTCGGTCTCTAAGACCGTCGTACCTGTGCCCGTGATCTTGATACTCTTAATAGGGAGTACCAGCCGCGGCGAGACAAGCCCCGAAAGCTGTCGAATGTCCTGATCCTCTGAAATCGTGCCGTCACCCATGACGACGCGCGTAAAGTGCAGTTCTTTATCCTGCTGACATTTTGCGAGCGCGTTTAAGCCCGCGTAGGTGAGCCGCGTTCCTCTTGTACTGCTCATTTGTAACCTCCTATAATGATATGTCCTGTTCTCATCTGATAGATGCCGATGGTTGTTCTTGCCTCCACCGTTTCCGGCCTTGCTAGATTGTAACACTTGCGCCCGATGACGATATGTCCGACGCCCGTCCATGATTGCAATATGGTTTCTGGTGGTGTTGGTATCTTGACAGTCTTTTTTCCCATACACGCATCAATAAGACCGTAATGGATCGCTTCATTCTCTGTCAGTTCCAGCCGCCAACGTAACGCGATCTTATACGATAAATGAGCCGGTTTATACGTATCAAGAGCCTCTAGCAGGTCTTTTGCGTAGAGTACCGAGCCTTGTGAAACGTCAACCTTAAAAGTATATGGCATATCGTTTTCAATGATGCTTGCCTGAGTGCCCTCTTTACAGTAACGCAAGACAAGCGCCCGCATAAAATCGAGCGTGCTCGCCTGCTTCCCCTGCAGCTTGAGCAGGATCCTGTTGCGCCGCTGCTCGTAGTTATCATCCGCATCGGGCTTGAGGTCGAGGATGCGCTCCCAGTCGCCGAGGCCCCAGGTGGCGGTCTCGACATAAAGCTGATTTGTGATCTCGTCGAGGAGTAGCCGATATTTCTCATGCTCCGTACTGCACGCTGCAAGCGTCGCCCTGAAATGCTCATCTTCTTGCAGGAACTGTGGCAGATACCGCGCAAGGTTCGGCGGCTGGTTACGTAGATAAAGCACGCACGTCCACCTCCTCAACAACTGGCAACACGTCGACGCCGATGCTGAGACGTGTCTTGCCGTTCAGCAGGACATTGTCGCAATCCTCGACAGATGTCTGATCCATGATGATGTCGATGACCTGAGCGGCGGAAAGATATGTCGTGGAGAGTGCTGTTTTTGCGAGCCTAGCGTTGATGGCTTTCTTGCAAGCGTCCGTGTCAAGTATTCCCTTGACCGCTACCGTTACAGTGATCGCGAGAGGCGTCGGACTTGCAACGGTCACGGTCGCTCCAATTGGCCGGACCGTCTCGATGTAGTCCGCGACGCTCTTGATGAGCTCCCGTGAAGCCGTCTGCCCGTTGCTGTCGATGATGAGCACCTTGACTGTGCCGGGGCCATTCCAGAGCGGCAGAATCTTGCAGTTGCCAACGCCCTTGACGCTCATCGCCCAGTTGTAATAGTGGTAGACATTTCCGCTCGTCGCAGGCGTACGCACGGCGATGTAGTAGCGCTTGAGCAGGGCCTCGTCGCTCTCCTCATCGTAGCCGTCTGCCATCGGTGCCTTGTTCGTGACAGCGCTGATACCGGGGATGCTCATCGGGATGACATTCACCGTCCCCGCGGCCACATTCCCTGCAGCGCCCTCGAGGACGGCTTCGACCGGAATATCTGCGCTGCCGACGGCATCGACGTTCTGCGCCGCGGCAAACAGCACCCCCGCAGCTGTCGCGAAGCGGCTGCCCTTGCTGACGCTGCCTGTGCCAGTGACGGTGACAGTTCCCTTCGCCTTCCCCGCTCGCTTGCGGTCGACACCAAACTGTGCGGCGATCATCGTGAGATAATCGCCCCAGCTCGTTTCTGCAAATGCCGCCTTGTACGCCTGCTCCAGTTCGACCTCGACCTTGGCAAATTCCAGAGAGTTGGCCGCGAGCATATCGTTTTCAAACGTGCCCTCGATCTTGCTGGCCGGTGTGCCGCTCGCGGCCTGCAGCTCCTGCAGAATGTCCTCCTGTTCCCTTGCCTCATACATGGATATTCATCTCCCCGTAAATCGTCGTCAGCCGAATCGTCAGATGCACGGTTTCGCCGTGCTTTTCCGCCGTAAAGGAAAAAGCATCGATGCTCTTGATGTAAGGATTGACCATCAAGCACTCCGTAATGACGCGCTTGAGCTCGCTGTAACGTTCCTGAACACTCATGACCTTGCCTATGAAAGGCTTGAGCTCGATGCCGTAGCCCCAGGAATAAGCAAGATAGGAAAAGCGCTCGGTCTTGAGCGCTTTGTAGATCCACACTTCGAGTGCATCGTTGCCCGTGAGCAGGATGTGATTGCCGTTGCCATCATAGCGGAATTTATCGGTCTCAAAATCCCAGGCATATTCCTTGAAGAGCGGCAGGTCATCGGCGGTTTCCGTCGCAGCTGAGATGAAAGGAAATTCCTCGCTCATAGCTTCACCACCCTATTCTCGATGAGAAAGAGCTGACCACCGGCCTGCGGATAGACGGAAACGAGATCGCCGGGCCTGAGCGTGTCTGTCCAGGTTTCATCGTTGTCGATGGGGTGATTGTGGCTCTCATAGGCTGCATCGCCAGAGCCTCCGCCCTTGTAGGATGTCGCGCCGACGATGTGGCGCGTGTGGCCGGGCAGCCAATACTCGTTGAGGTAAATCTGTTCTTTGCTGAGCGTGATGTCGTTCCACTTTACCCGTATATCCGGCGGCGGCGAAAGCACCCTCCCCACACTCGGCAGGAGCGGCACGTGTTCCTCGGCGATGTCGTGCTGGATGGCCACCATTTCATTTACGGAGTGCTCCGCGCTCGGGATGACCTTTTCGTCCCCTGTCTTTTCCATTTGCTCACCTCATTTCTTATCTTTCTCTTTCTCGACCTTTTCATCTTCCATCATGTTCTCGTACTCGAGCACGAGCTTCATCTCATGTTCCCCATCGCGGAAAGTATGCGTGTCGGATTTCACCCAGAACTGCGCCGACTGGCTGTTCTGGAGGCTGTCGCGCACCTCGACGGAGTAGGACGAGATGACGCGGTAATCGCCGAGCGCGACGATTGTTCCCGTGCGGTCAGGCTTCTTGAGCAGTGCCTTCGCTTCGGTCTGTGTGTCCTTGTTCGGATCCTCCTTGTAGACGTCCTGGAACATAGAGTGTTTCTTGATGTCGTCGTCATCCTTGACATAGCTCTGACGGTTCCCTTCCTTGTCGACGATCATGACCTGATTGATGATGCTTTCGATGCTCTCCGCGTAGGTGCTTTCTGTCATATTGGTCGCCGCGTCAAGCACGAAGTCCTTGATGATTTCGCCTTTCTTTAAGACGTTGAGCTTCGCGCCATCCATGAGCAGCTGATATTTCGGATCTTCTTTGTCCTTGCCGTTTTCATCCTTCCCCGCCTGCTGCTTGATAATTTTCGCGGCTTCATTGTAGGCGCCCATGATGATTTGGTAGCCTGTTTTCCGGTTCGCGATGAAAGAAACCTGTGTTCCTGTCTCGACGATATTTCCGGGCAATACGCCGAGCTCCGCGCAAATCTGCTTCGTGATTTCTTCGGGTGTGATGCTCGTAAACTTCCTCGTCGTCTTGCTGTGAGCGAGGACGAAGGCATGGTCATGCGCTACGATATGGAGTGTTCCTTTCGCCCTGTCACGCTCGATCTTGTAGATGTTGCCGACAAAGACCGGCTGCGCTCCCTCCTGCTTGTCGCTGTTTGCCTGTGTCTCCGTCTGCGCGAAAAGTGTACCTGTCTGCGTCTCGATATCGGCCTCTTTATAGCCGTAGACGGTCATGCCAGTATCTGCCTTGACAACAGGGATATTCATGTCGCGGTCATCCTGGACGATGGTAAAATCCAGCGTCCGCGCGACGGTGAGACGACTGCCTGACCAGGTACAGGCGATGACGAGAGGTGTCACGTCGGTGTCTTTTATCTTGATTCTCATACGCCTGTCCGCTGCCTTTCCTTCACGACGACGTCCCGGAGATTCTTGAGCGCGAGGTTTTTGAGACTGTTCGCGTTCGCAATGCTGCGCCAGAACTGCACTTTCCCGTAGGCGCGTTTCGATGCTTCGAGGATGTCGCGGCTTTTCTTGATGGCGTTTGCCGCCTTGCTTGCCGTACGTTCTGTTGGGCGCTGCTTGAGGCCCGTCTTCTCATCGACCTGCTTGTCGTTGTTCGCGGAGGGGACGTTGAGTGCCCGCCACTCGACGAAGGACAGCTCGTAGTAGATGTCACGCGAGCCATCCTGCTCCCGGTACTCAAATGACTTGATGGCCATCATGAGATTTACCGGGCTGTTCGTGATGATGACGCGGACGGGGCGCTTCGACTCCTTCCACTTGATGATTTTCTCGACGCATTCAGTCGGCGCGCTGCTGTCACCGACGACGAACGGATACTCATGCTCCGGCTGTGGGAAAAAGCAGGCGAATGAGAGGCGCGTGAGCTTCGGATTGCCGAAAAGCTGCGCTTCACCCGTGTCGATGATGTCGACCACGCGGTTGTTCTGCTCAGTCTGCACCTTGTAGGTCTTCGGCGTGACAGGGATGATGAAGCGGTCTCCATCGCAAGAGAGGATGACCTGGCGCCGGTCGGCAACATTACCGCCGAGAATGTAAGAGCCGAGGTTGTTGACCTCGTTCCAGATGTGGAATAGATTCTTCATGCGAACACCCCCTCGACCGGATTCATATTCGCCCGGCTCTCCTGCATGAGCGTGAGCAGCTTGTAGGCGATCTTGTCGATGTCGGCCTCCTCGCGCACGATGAAGCTGTTGCCTGTGATGACGACCTGCGTCGCTTCCGCGTCAGGCTGCGTGCGCGGCAAATCCACCGATACACTTGGTGCAGACACAGGAATCGCAGTAGGCAGATTGCTCTCGAACGTATCTTTGAGCATCGAGAGTGTCGTGGCGTGCGGATAGACGCGCGAGCCGGTCGGCAGGTCGACGATCTCACCGCCGTGCTCGTTGATTTCCGTCCAGCCACCGGGCGCGAAGCTCGTGCCAATGGCGTTGTGCGGATAATCTACGCCGCCGAACCGTGCGGCTTTGCTACCTATCCAGTCAAGACCCGCGGCGATGTTCGTATGACCACCCGCGCGTGCAGATGCCGCCGCGCTGGCCATCGACTGCGCAACGGAAGCAGCACAGCTCGCGGCTCCGGACTTGATGGAAGCAAACAGCCCAGAGAAGAAGCCGCCGACGCCGCTCCACGCTCCCTGCGTATTCGAGGCTGACGTCTCGAAGCTATCGGAGACATCCGCACCGCATTCAGCCGCCGCGTCCGATGTAGGCACGGCCACGCTGGCATCATACCAGGATGGGAAGGAGCTCCACGCGTCCTGTGAGCCCTGCGCCGAGCCGAGCATATCCATCTGGATATTATCCGCCGTAGCGGTCGCCTGTGCGCCCGTGTTCTCAAAATCCGTAGAAATGGACGCGCTCGCCTCAGAGAACGCGTCTGCGGAAGCGCTCGCGGCCTCCTGCGCCTCCTCCTGCATGCCGCCGAACATCCCAGTCGTGTACATGTTCTGCATCTCCGTGATGCCGAAATCCTGCGACGTGTCCCGCGGTGTATCGAACGCGTGCGGGCCGATGGCCGAAAGGTCTGTCTGGAGGGGCTGTTGCACGTATCAACAACGTGTAGCAGCCCCTTTTAGTTTGCAAAAAAATGTTGCCAAGGACTTAAAAA